ATCAATATCAATATTGAATTGTTGCATCTGGGGATTAAACTTGTAGGCCCAAACAGTAGTTACGTTTGACCTATCAAATTCTTTCTCATCAAGCAAGAGATTTATCTCTTCCATTCTAGATTTCAATACTGACAATTCTCGTAAAATGCTATCTCTTTGTTCTATGCTAGCTTGTCGGGTAATTTTAGTTCGTACCGACCCGTCGACAAAAACGGTATCGAGAACGGGAGAATCCCCATTTGCTTTTAAGGCGCATACGGGACTAAATGAGCTCAAAGGCCCTCCTTTCATCTCAGACAATCTCTCCTTCGCTTCGCACTCCCACAAAGTATCAGAATTAGGATTGTCTGAGGAACATTTTTCATCTGGCCAAATTGACTTATAAATCTGCTGATAACTATGGATAGAATAATCACTTTCTTCTCCACCATGCCGCACAACGAGCCAGGATTTGATTTCATTTCTAAATCGTTCATACTGAGCTTCATCTCGGCAGTGGAAAAACAACTCCCACATCGCAGATACAAATGTTGATTCATCTTGCTCAGCCACCGTAATAGCTCCAGAAGGCATGCGCCACTCCACAGATTTAAAAATAGAATTCAGATCTAATTTGCCAATATATTTACCATTATAAAATTTGGAAAAAGTTCTCTTCAAAAAAGAGAAATCCAAAATGCGCAAAAAATTATCAGCACAAGCGGTCTTATTTGCGGAAGTAACTTCCATGTTAAAATACTCCTTACAAGCCCAAACAAAATAAGGCATGTTAAACCAACGCCTAACAAAACGTCTGACAGCCATAGCCAGATCATCTCCGTAAACACGAGGTAATACATACTCAAAGAAATCATATTCTCTAAGCACCTCATGTTTGTACCATGTGTACATCTGCATAATGACATTACGAAGACAATTATTCTCAGCAGTACCCAAATTTCCAGAAGGTTGCATGCCCAACTTGATAAATAAATCATTATCCATGTTGATAATTGGCATGACCATATCCGTAAGTAAGCCCTGCAAAGCTTT